GCAATGCGATACATCGTATCGGTATCCAAAACTGCTTTTGAAATACCGTAACCAAGACCCGCACCAGCAGCGCCCCCAACAACTGCACCAACTGCTTTGTAACCAGGAATTTTAGCACCCAGTTTTGCACCAATCATGGCACCAGCAACAGCAGCGCCAGTTGTCACAATGTCTGCTGCCTCTTGTGCAGAAACGGTGTTTGTCGCATTTGTAATGTTCGAAACAACCCTGACCGATCCGTTGGTAATCATTTTAGATTTGCCACGAACATTGATGAAAAAAGTTATGTAATTTACCTTGTCGGGATCGATACCAAGACCCACTGGGTAGGACAGATTAGTGATGTCATAGAGACCGGGGTTAGCAGGTGAAAAATCTGTCGCATTGACCTGCTTTGCGGTGATTTGATCGATGGATGGCATATTAGACTAAATAGAGGATATTCTAGTATTTAGTGCCGAAGGATGAAATGGCAAAATCGCGTTACCCAAAGCCCCGAAAATGGGCACCAAAGAACCCAGAGAAATATGCAGGAGATGTGAACAACATTATCGCACGTTCTGGTCTCGAAATCAAATTCATGAATTATTGTGATAACCACCCTAGCATTCTTCAATGGGCATCTGAGGAATTGAAGATCCCATATATTTCTCCAGCAGATGGAAGGCATCACTCGTACCACGTTGATTTCATTTTGACTATGGTAAATAAGGCTGGCGAGGTCAAGAAATATTTCGTAGAAATCAAACCAGACGTTCAGACCCGACCACCGGTAAAAACTAAGGGCAAACAAAAGCGTGTTCTATTGGAAGAAACCTTGACCTATGCAATCAATCAAGCCAAGTGGAAAGCTGCAACTGAGTTTGGCAAGAAAAAAGGGTTTGAATTCATCGTGGTAACAGAAAAACAATTAGGCGGTTATTGATGGCAACAGAAAAGAAGCGTGATATTCTTCACGACTTAAAAATCACCCGCGAACAAGTCGATAATTCGGCTGAATGGTTCATCAACGAAATTCAAGGGATCAATGCTTCTGCGGCCAGACGTAAGATGCTAGGGTTGAAATCACGTCAGGCAAAATATCTAGTGGCCGGAAGAATGTATCTTTTTACATACCGTGCAGAGACGATTCCTGTCTTCGACAAATATCCTCTGATCTTTCCTTTCTCCAAGACGGGAGAACATTTCTATGGGATCAATCTGCATTATGTCCCGATTCCTATGCGGATTGAAATCATCAACAAACTTTCAGTGTTCGCAAACAACCAAAGTATGTCTGCTAACGTTCGCTTAGTGATGCAATGGAACATGATTAAAGCTCTTTCCCAATCAAAAAACCTCGGAATCGAAAACTGTGTGAAGATGTACAGAAATGACCGGGTGCAGAGTATGTTCTCCGAGATTCCACCGTCGTCGTGGCGTCATGTGGCAACACTATCTCTAGAAAAATGGACTAAACGATAATGGCAAATTTTAGCGTACAAAACTTCATTAAGGAAGTTCAGAATCGTGACTTAGCACGGGTCAATCTTTTTGAGGTGACAATCACTCCTCCCCCGGCACTAACGTTCTTTGACGACCAAAGAATCATTTCTCTATTCTGTGATTCGACATCCTTGCCTTCACAGAAGATTCTGACCAAGCGACATACGATCTACGGGGAAACCGAGCCTAGACCATACTCAGTCGATTTTGGTAGCACCATCAATCTGACCTTTGTCCTCGATGCCTCGATGCACGTTCGATCCTTCTTTGATCGCTGGATGGACATGGTGGTTGATCGTGACTCGAACAACGTGAATTATCAATCGTATTACGTTGGTGGTCTTCGGGTTGCTCAATTAAGATCAAAGGAACACACAGAAGCATATGCTGCTGAATTCGTCGGTGCCTTCCCTATCGCAGTGAACCTTCTCCCAGTTGACAATAACCAGTCAAACATCGTGCACCGCATGGATGTGACTTTTGAATATAGAAAGTGGAATCCCCTTGTTACCTCGTAATGAACTCCCTACCTTCACGACAACCGTGCCATCTACCGGAAACCAAGTCGTCTTTCGCCCCTTCCGTGTTCGTGAATCTCGTAACCTCCTGACTGCCACTGAAAGCGACATCCAGGAAGTTTATCGAGTCATGAAGGATTGTGTCTCTGCCTGCACTCAGGATCTTGACGTTTCCAAGCTACCAAACTTCGACATCGAATTTCTCTTCCTTGAAATTCGCAAGAAGTCAATCGGTGAAACCGTGATTGTAGAAGGAAAATGTCCCTCCTGTGGAAACATTCACGATGTCACCATGAATCTGAACAATGCGAAGATCGAAAACCTTGAGAACATGAAGACTGACATTATGCTCTCTGATAAGATCGGTGTCAAGATGCGCTATCCGACTCTTGAGGAATTGGGTAAGATCGAAGTCAAACAGGATTTCGATTCGACATTTCAGATGATTCAGAACTGCATCCAGAAAATCTACACTCAGGATGAAACCTTTGATTCCTTTTCCAAGGATGAATTGGAGAACTGGCTTTCCGAGGAACTGACCGATGAACAGTTCTCGAAGATCGAAGATTTTATCATCAACTCTCCGTACCTTTATTGCTCACAGGATGACAAGTGCAAGAAGTGCGGTGAAACAACCAAATACTCCCTCAAAGGAATCAGAAGTTTTTTCTGATTCTGCTCTCAAACGATAATCTGCCGAATCTTTACAGGACAAATTTTCTCCTGCATTATCATCACAGTTATTCGTTCAGGGAGCTAGAGGACATGATCCCTTGGGAGCGAGAAATCTATGTCTCAATGCTCCTGCAACAGTTGAAAAAAGAAGATGACCACCGAGAACAACAAAAAAGAAAACAAGGCTTCCGGTAGCGAACACTGGTTGAAAGAATTTTGGAGACCAATGTGCGCGATAATATATCTGGCCATAGTCGTGTTCGACTTCGTGATTTTCCCATCCGTGCTTGCCTTTCTTTCTTTCAAGCACGGACAACCCTATGTTCAGTATCAATCAATCACCCTACAATCTGGTGGTCTGATTCATCTGAGTTTTGGTACAATCCTAGGTCTATCTGCCTACACCCGTGGTATGGCACAGATTAAGGGAACGGAGGCAAAATGAGCGAAAATCTTGAAGCAAAGGTAAAGTCTATCGCAGACAAGCTGATTGCATCTCGCAAAAAACATACTGGAGAAAAGAAATCTTCTACTCACACGACGAAGAAGATTTCTCGTTCCCTAGAAGATTCTCTGCGCGGCAAGGATGATGCACTAGCGAATGCATCACCACAGCAGAAAGCGATTCTCGATAGAACGATGATGGAAACATTTGAGTTCATCGGTGATCCAACCAAAGAAGTTGGTGATTATCAAAAAATCCTTCTTGAGCAGCTTGAGAGAATCAATGCTGTTAGGGATAAGGAAGCAGACCCTGTTGCCAAGGAAGCAATCACAAAAATCATCGAAAAGCAAATTCAATCTTCAAAGGAATTGAAGATGCCGGATCTTGGGATTGGAAAGTTGATCGGAGGAATTTTCTTTAATGAGAAATTCTCCGAGGATCTTGACAAGATGAGCAAGGGATTCGAGAAACTGATTCAGGGTGGTGGTCTATTTGGTGGCACCAAGCGGAAGATGGAACAAGCCACTCTTCGCGGTCAGGCAGCAAAGGAAATGAAGGATATCGGGCTCAAAGATCCTTTTCATACACATGAGCACGATGATGAAAGATATTATCGTCACCGTGGGGAGGATCGTGGTCAGGGTGGCTATGGTTCTCCTAGACCATCAAATCCTTCTGGTGGTTCACCATCGCCTTCACCGGCTTCGCCTTCTGGCTCTGGTGGTGATTCATCTGCTGCATCATTGGGGTCTGCCCAGGCAATACAACAAACAGCACCGACCCCAAAGCACGAGACAGATGGATTCCAGTCATCTTATCGTATGGGTGGCAATGAACAGAGTGTTTCTGACGTTGAACCAAAAAAGAAGCACGATGATATCATTGATGTTGAGGCGAAGTTAAAGGAAGTGAAGATTGACAAACTAAATGTCGATCAATTAATCGCAAAGTCAATGTCTTTCCCTGAAAAGAAAAAGGATCAGAAGGCGATTGGTGCAAACAAGAAACAAGATGTTACCGATGCCATCATCAAGAAAGCGATTGGGGCAAAACAAGCAGCACTTCCTGCACCAAAGACAAAAGAGTTGCTTGGTGCAAACAAGAAACAAGACGTGACAGAAGCCATCATCAAGAAAGAGATTCCGAATACACCCATCGAGAAACTGGAAAAGATGAAGGATAACGAGGGAGACAAGGAAGATGCTAAACCAGCAGAATCCGAGGGTTCCTCTTATGTTCTTTCAAAGTTCTCTGATGATGCTCTTTTGGCTGGTGGCAAGAAGGCACTAGGAAGCGCTGGGAACCTAGCTAAGGGGGCAGCGGGGTACGCATTGCCTGCGGCTGCTATGGTGGCTGCTGGGGCCGGTGTTGACGCTGTTGCTGGAAAGCTGGGTGTTGGCGGGAATGAAATCAACGAAAAACAAGATGATGCCAACTGGGGCAGAATGTCATTCACTCAGAAGATTGAATCTGGTCTTGCTCGTGGAACGGAGAAAGTCGGTTCTGCGTTGTTTCTTGACAATTTCAGCAATGAAGCCAAGGCAAAGCGAATCAAGAATGAAACCGAATATCTCGATAAGACCAACGGTGTTGGTGTTTCTCTGTCAAATGGAAAAACAGCAGAACCTGTCGCGGATCGAGTTGAGCAATCTGCAGATAAGAGAATGGAAGAATCTTCTACTCAGGCACCAGTGATCGTGAATAACACCACGAACAACATGGGTTCTGGCGGTGGCGAAAAGAAGACTGATATTCCACCCTCACCGGCTGCAAGTCGCCCAGTTGAATCAACATTCAATCACTGGCAACGAAATGTCTTTTTAAAGTAAAGCAGAAATGCAAAAAGGAGCCCTAGGGCTCCTTTACTTTTTCCCTCTACGGAAAATCAATCATCACTTGCAAGTGAGCGGAAATAGTCGCTATCCGAATCATCATCCGAGACAGACAGCTTGCTTTCTGCTTCAATCTCATCTGCGATTGCAACTGCTGCTGCAGTGCGAGTCGGTTGTGCTGGTGCACGATTGGTGTCGCCACCATCCAGACCCAGAACAAAAGCAATTCGCTTGGTCAGTGCTTCATAGCTCTTGAACTTATCCGGTGCAGTCAATGCAGTCAGACTTTTTGCTTGGCTCAGAATCGATTCAACTTCTGCGTCGGTCTTTGCCAGAGGCTTCACCTTACCAAACGAAGAATCATCGAAATTGGCATAACCAGCAACCTTCTTGATCTTCACAGTGAAGTTTGCGCCATCATCGATACCAAAGGGGTTGATCGGATCGGTCCAGTCATCGGGATCCAGGCCTTCGTTGTTGGGCTTCATCGCAGCCATCAGCTTGTCGAAAATCTTCTGACCAAACCTGAACATCACGACAGACCCGTTCAACTCAGGCTTTGCGGGGTCATTGACAATCAGGACATTGCAGTAATAATTAGTCTTACGCTTCTGCTTCTTTGCCTGTTCGATCTTTTCGGGATCCTTGGTATTGTAGAGACCATTGTTGAACTCAACCATCGGATCATTTTGACCGATAGTCAGAAGACAGTTCTCGATATACCAGCGACCAGTGCCTTCGTTCTTGAAGCCAAAGGATTGAATCTTAGCCCAGGGGAGTGCTTCGCCCTTTGGTGCAGGCAGGAAGCGGATGGTTGCTTGACCATTACCCAGCTTATCCATTGAGCAAGACCAAGTTTCGATTCGATCATTGTCGAAGGTCTTCTTCTTGGTGGTTGCTTCAGCGGCAGCGAGGAGGTCAGCGATAGAGGGGCTTTTACGGATTTCGGACATTTTTCTTTTCCTAGTTGTGTTAAATTTACTTGCGCATTTCTGTATCTTTCGATACAATCTTATTTAGTGGGCACAAAAGGCCACATTCTAACTTTCTGTTCCGTGACTGTTGCAAGATCACAGCAGCGACGGAGAACACTTGTGATGACATCAATCTCACTTGTAATCTTTGCCACACGGTTTGAAAGTTCTGCATTCAGAGACTTCTCTTCGTCAAGCTCCTTGCGAAGGTAAGCAACTTCTGTCTGCAAGGAATGAATTCTATCGTCTTTTTGAGGTGGCTCCGGGGTGTTCGGAAAATCTTCAATCTTCAGCGCCATTGGCTTCTCCAAATAGGTCAAGCGAAGATGCACGACGAATCATGAGGTTGTTCTGCTCTGCCTCATACTGAATTTTTTCCTTCAGAGAAGGAGAGAGCATCTTTGCCACAGTCTCATACTCCAAATCCTTTTCGTCACAGTGCTCTAGAATGCACTCAATGAGGCTCTGTTCTGTCAGATAGGATTGCTTCTCAATGTAGATCGAGAACTCTTCGGGAGACATTACACGATCCCCCATCACATCCGCCTCTACGATGTCACGCATCTGTAGGTTCTTTTCCATAAATTTTATGGTTCCCAATTGTTTTGATGAACTTGAACTTTTTTCGCCAGTATGGCTTCACGTCTTTTGTGTGAAAGAAGTATGCGTTCTCAAGTTCCCTGTCGGCATATCCCTTCAGCAACACTTCCTGGGCTAGATTGTATGCCTCTTCGGAAGGCCTTCCCAACTTTCGCGGAAGTTTTTCTGTCCATGAAAATTGCTTCTTCTCATAGACCACTGAGCACAGCGACTTTCCGGAATCCCTTGCACGATTGAGCGTGATCTGTGCTACAGCAAGTTGGCCCGCCAGGGGTTCACCGTTGGATTCATAGAAGATGTTGTGTGCCAGACAGCGAACTTGTTTGAAGTCTAGGATTTCTCGGATGTGTTCCTGGGAGACTTCTGGTGGTGAAGTGTCTACTGGCCCGGTGTTGACCATAAAAAGTGTTGCAAAAAAGATACAAAAAAGTAGGACAAATTTATGTTTTTCTAGGATTTTTTTCATGATTGTAAACTATTTGACAATTCA